CCGTACATCAGCGGCGACGGCGAAGCATCCACAACCGAATGGTCTACGCCATCATGGCTACCCAACGTGGAGCGCGACGGCCCAGAGGGCTGCTTGCTTATGGATGAGCTAATGCTTGGCACTCAATCAGCGCAATTCGCGTCTTACCAGCTACTAAACGATGGTCGGCTTGGCGACTACATCCTGCCCAAGGGCTGGTTTGTTATCGCTGCATCTAATCGACCCAATGACGGTGCTGGTGTGTCTGGCCGCATCGACGCTGCCGTAAGTACAAGATTCAAGTATCACTTGGATGTTGTGCCGTCCGCTGCTGAGACCAGCGACTACCTTGCAGACACTGGCGCTAACCCGCTTGTGGTTGCGTTCCTGAAGTTTCGCGGTGAGGCATCAGGTGATCAGGCCGGACTCATTCACGAGTTCCCCGATGGCGGCACACCTAAAGACAGGGTGGCTATCGCTACACCTCGCGGCTGGCAATCAGTGTCTGACATTCTCAGTGACGATTTACCTGCTGATCTTGAGCAGATCGCCATTGAGGGTGCCGTAGGATTCGGCGCTGCCGCTGAGTTTATGGCGTTTGTCCGCACCATGCGTAACCTGCCAGACATCAACTTGTTTCTGTCAGATCCGCACAACGTGCCGCTGCCGAATGAGATCACTACTCAGTATGCAGTGACCGCTGCGCTGGCTGCACGGGTGACCACTGACAACCTTGGCAATGCAGTGGTTGTTCTCAAGCGCATCAACGAAGAACTGGTCGAGGTGTTCTGGGCGCTGGCAACGCGCCGCGATGCAGACCTGCTATCAACCCCTGAGTATGTGGCCCACAAGGCCACTCGCTAAACCCCAACGGGGCTTCGGCCCCTTTACTATTTCGGAGTCAATGACTATGGATAAGATCCAAAACAACGCAATGCTGGTTACAGCAACAATCACCAAGTTCGCTAACAAAACAAGAGACGCAGAACTGTCTGCTGATGTGGCCGCTCGCCAACAGGGCAACCCGAAAAGCTTCACCGTTACACGACGGCTTTTAGAGGCCGCGCCAATCAAAGCTTTGAGTAGGATTGTTGGGCAACTACGCAATACAGTCCTCAACCCGCTGAGCGTACCTTGGGAAGATGGGGTCAGGCTTATGCCTGTCGAGAACATCGAAACCTTTGAGGCTGAGTGGATCAAGAAAGTTGACTATGCAGAAGAGCTAAAGCGCGAGGTTGTGCGCGAGTGGCCTAAAATTCTTAAAGATGCTGCAATCAACTCCGGCTTGTCTTTCGACATTAACGACTACCCCTCGCCTGAGTACATCATTAGCAAGTACCAGTTCAGCTATGAGCTTCGCGCTATGCCTGATTCTGGCGATATCAGAGTCAACCTACCCGCAGAAAAGATTGCCAAGATAAAGGCCGACACCGAGGCCCGTATCACTCAGCGCGTCGAGGCTGCTGCTGAGTCTGTGCATGAGCGTGTAGTCGATACCTTACAGGCTCTGATCGACGGCTTAGAGCGTCACGGCATCAAGGCTGACGGTGCCAAGCGTGCGAGCAAGTTCACCGACAACACTGTCGAAAAGATTGAGGAACTGGCTGCTGTGCTGCCCAGCCTTAACATCACGGGTGACCCCAAGCTGACCCAAGCTGGCAACGCCCTGCTGACCAAGCTTGCAGACCTAGACCCAGCCAAGCTGCGCGAGTCCAAGACTGAGCGCAAGGCTGTTGCTGACACTGCCAAGTCCATTGTGGATAACCTCACTGGCCTATGGGATTAACGGAGTAATAGTTATGGATGCTATGCAGATCATTCTAGAGGCGCGCAAGCGCCTTCTGAAAACCTTCCCCTACTTTGCCTTCCGCGCATATCAACTGGAGCTGATCCCCAGCACCAAGACTGCGACGATGGCAACCGATGGCAAGGCTATCCACTTCAATGAGCAGTGGGTTGTCGGGCAGGAAAAGGAACACGGTGTGCGGTTCATCATGACCGTGATTGCCCACGAGGTGATGCACGTTGATGGGTTCCATCACCTACGCAAGGGTAACCGTGACCACAAGCTGTGGAACGAAGCTGCCGACTACGCAATCAACTACGCGCTAGTGCGTGACGGGTTCGATGTTTTCGGTGGCCTCTACAGCACCGACTACATTGGTATGTCTGCTGAGCAGATCTACACAATTATCAGCAAGCCACAGCCTCAGTCTGAGGGTGACCAGCCCAGCAACGATGAAGGCGAGGGCGAGCAGTGCGACGATGGCGAAGGTCAGGCACAGGCTGGCGACAACGGCACCCAAGACGGCGACCAGCCTAGCTCTGGCGGCGCTGAGGGCGACGGTGAGGGCGACAGTGGCTCCGCTGCTGGTGATGGCCCTGCTGATCCTGACGCGCCTTGGGGCGAGGTATGGGAGGCTGCTGGTGACGATGGGCAGGGTATGTCTGAGGCCGCTAAGGCTGAAGCTGAGCGCGAGATCGCTTCGCAAGTGTTTGAGGCTGCTAAGGCCCATGAGAAGATCCGCGACAGTGGCTCTGGTCGAGGCGCGAGTGTTGACCAGATCATCAGCGGATTCTCTGGTGATCCGGTGCCTTGGCACCAGCACCTCAAGTCTGCGTTTGATCAGTTCGTTTTGTCTGAGCATACCTATGCTCGACCCAATCGTCGGCTGCTATCGCAAGGCTTGATACTGCCCACGCAAAACCGCGAGCCTAACGGTGAGTTGGTTGTGGTGCAGGATGTCAGCTACTCCATGACTCAGGAAGAGTTGGATATGAATGCTGGGCATGTGCAGGACATCATTGACGAGGTGCAGCCTATCAAGACTGTGGTCATTTACTGCCACGATGTAGTGTGCGGTGTCGAGGAGTTCGACAGGCATGAAGAGCTAACGCTCAAGATTCCTGAGTTCGGCGGTACTGAGTTCAATCCACCGTTCAACTATGTTGAGCGCAACGATATCGAACCATGCGCGATGATCTACTTCACCGATGGCTGGGGCGAGGTTGGGCCTAATGCACGGCACGACTTCACCATGCCTGACTATCCGGTGTTCTGGGCAACCACTGACCGCGACCCTATGTGGCGAGGCTGTGAGCCTTTTGGTGAAATCATCAAAGTAACCTAGGGGCTTCGGCCCCTTAACATCAAAATGACGGAGAGCGTAGATATGAACGTGAAAATAAATGCTGATGGCACTAGGGGTGAACTGCCCTTGAGCCGTGGACGCGGTAGGCCACCCAAGAACGCCGATGAAACAGGCCACAGCCTGTTAGTGAAAGATGAATGTGCAGCGGCGTTTCGCGAGGCAAAAGCTGAGTACGAAAAAGATCTGCCATACAAACTCACTAACGGCCAGTTCATGATGGTGCTGGTACATAACTTCCAACAGCGGCAGTAGCCGCGAACCATCCTGAGTACGATGCAAAACTGCTCTCTGATTTCAGCGCAGTGTCTGCCTTGGTAGGCACTCCGATGCAATCCGCATCATTACGGGAGATAGAACATTGAAGTAATGCAAACCCACCGCCGCGAGTCACCTTGCACGATGCGCGGGTATGGGTACGGGTATGGTGCAGGGCACGCACAGGGAAGACCAACCTGTGGTGAGCGACAGAGATGCGACCTCATGGGCCAAACCAATAAGTCCCAGTAAAGCCTTGGCATTCATTTAATTATTTGTTGGAGAATAGACATGCACCCATATATCACGGTGTCGGTTTCGTTGTCTTGCGCTGCGCTCTCTGGAGCTATGGCGTTTCTAGGGTTTGAGTACATGCGCGAAGGCGTTGGGCTATACCCTGCAATATCTTTCCCGATGGCAACGATGCTGTTGTTCGTTCCGTTTTGGTTTGTTTCAGGCACTGATGAGGCTGAAGAGGATAGCGTCTTGCAAGTGCCTGTATGTAAAAAGTGCGGGGTGCGGATTCCATCTGATTACGCCAACCCTAAGCACACCTTACAAGGCCGCTGCCTTGATTGCTGGAACGCAGATGATTCCATACCTTCTGTTTTCGACCTCTATACAGAAGAGGAAATGGGATACCGCCCCGCAACAAAAGAAGAGCTAAGCAAAATCAACACAGGGAGATAATATGAACTCACAAGAAGAGTTTGAAAAAGTGAAGCAATCAATCATGTCGGCACTGCCTAGCGAGATAGAAGGCCCGTGGCAGATGTCTGTGATCATGGGCATCATCATGGCGGCTTATGGCGTAGACAGTCCGCAAGAGGCATCGCTGGTTTGTGTACAGGCAGCGTCTGATTATTGCGACTTTCTGGTAAAGCAGGATGAGGAATGCACCTGCCCAGACGGGGAGCTTCACTGATGATTGAGCGCCCCGATAGTTCTTTCCATAACCCTTACGAGTTCGACGCCGACATCTGCGATGACTGCGGTGCTGAGATGCACGAAGAGCAGGACGATGATGGCCGTATGTACTTGTTATGTCCCGAATGTCCGTAGTTGACCGCTAAAGCATTTTACGTTCTACTTATCGGACTCCTGCGTTTTCATAACCCCAGCCAAGCGCCCCCGCTTGGTTAGGGGTTCCCCCCTTCCCTTTTATTGACCAGTCAATAGATAAGGCTTGCGTCCTGCAATCCTACATCCCTACCCAATCAGTAAACCCTTTTACCCAACCATAAAAAATTTACGCATTTTTGCGTAATCGTAACCCCAATAAACATAAGGCTTTCAGAGGATTTTTCGAGGGGTCGGCTGCCCAGACAAAACATGCCAACAACGCGACTGTGGGTACTCAAGACAACAGGTTGGTTTTCTTATACAAACTCTAGGACTGATATAAGCGTGTCGATATCTGACTGCGAGTCGGTGGGCTGGTCTTCTACTATCATCAGGTAGGTGAGGGTGGCGGCTGGCTCCCCAAATTCTTTTGTAATTTTTCGGAAGGTTCTGCTGAGCATGAGCAGCCTGTCGTTACGGTTGCTGTGACCGCTGCCGCCAAACGTGGAGGTCATGTCTGGCGATTTCAGATAAACACCCGCCTGAACAGCTTGCGAAAGTATTCGCTCTGCCGCTTGGTGGTGCCGAATTGTGATTGCTTTTTTAAGTAATAACTTGTCAATAAACATCTGGTCATTGATGCGAGCGCGGCCAACACCACTGTCGGCTTGCTCCAAGCTGATGACATGACGGCGGTGTAGTGCCGCCGTTCCTATGTCGTTGACCTGCTTAGGTTTCAATGTCCCAGTCATCGTCTGTCTCATGCCAGTCTGGAACCCTAGCGGTAAATGGATCAGGCATGTCCTCTAGCTTCAATTCGCTATAGCGCCCAGTCGGTATGTCATAATCTAAGACGGTGCCGCCCGTTGCTCCAATCCACTTGAACCTAACCTTCCAGACATGTATTTCGCTGGCCTTCTCAGGACTGAGGTGTACCGTGATCCCCAAGTCAGCCTTAGCAAAGAATGCTGCGCTGCCTGAGATGTTCATTCCTTTTGGCACTGCTGTTGTGCCGTCAGGATTGGTTGGCATTTTGGCTGGGTGAGCAATAAACCAAATGTGTATCTGATTGGCTCTGGCAAAAGCAACAAGCCGAGTGAGCATTTCGTTGATGCCCTGATGCTCGTTATCCACCGACTTGCTTTGTGAGATGTAATTGTACGGGTCAATGACTAAGCCTCTGATGCCTAGTCTCATAACAGCTTGCCTAGCTCGGTCTAAGATACTGTCGATGGTCGCAGCCTCGCCGCCGCGCTGCTCTAAGAACAGGAAGTGATCGTTGACCCATTTCATCGCAGACACCGACTCAACCCTGCTCATTCTGTCAGGCATCCCTTCAAAGAACGGCTTGCCCACATACTTCTCGCTGAGCTTGGCAATGTGCAGCGGAGGCGGATTCTCAAAGCTGGCAACAGCAAACCGCCACCCCTCAGACTGCGCCAGATTAACCATTATCTGGTCAATAAACTCTGACTTGCCAGATCCCGGCAAACCAGTGACCACAGACAATTGCCCCGGCACCACAGTAAACAGCTTATCCACAGACGCCAGCCCAGTAGACAGACCGCCCACCAGTCCCTTGTCGTAGAGGTTGGCAATGTCTAGCGCATAGTCATCCGCAGAATAAACGCCCTCCAACGGCATAGCCGCTGCCTGATCTATCGCAGAAGCGAGCGCCTCTGGCCCAAGCTTTTGCAGAACATCGTTTGCATCTTTGCATTCATCAGGCCAGTCAACAGCCCAGCACTTAGCCCTTCCGATTCTTCTCGCCAGTTCTTCAGCAAGAGCAACGCCAGCGTCATCGCCATCAACAGCAATGACCACTCTATCTACCCGCTCAATCAAATCCTTTGCCGCCCAGACATAAGAAAACTTATTGTCCTCCTCTGGGCTTGGCTTCTTATCTGAGACTTTGATCGGTGCGCCGTTGGGAACGCTAACGCAGTAGTCGATCCCTGCTGTGGCACACGCCAGTAAATCCATTTCGCCCTCGACAATCACAAGGACTGTCGCATCGTCCGAGATATGCTCAACACCCCACAGGGTTCTCGCCGCCCCGTCTTGAGTGAACGCTTTGGATTCTATGCTTCGCCACTTCACGGCTTCTTTGTTGCCGTAGACAAAACCGATGGCGCTTTGTTCGCCGTGGCCGTGGAAGAATTTTTTACCATTCACCACTGAATACTTGTCTGCCAGTGTTGGGTTGATACCCCGCCCCGAAAGATATTCGCTGATCAATTCTTTGTTGGTTGTCTTGGGAACAGATATTGCCCTGATCTTAGGCGCTGGCTCTCGGTAGTCAGGATGCTTGGTCTTGCCTGTTATCCCGCAATGGTGGCAGTAGTACAGCGTGGTGTTACCGTCCATCGTTAGGCTGAGAGTTTTCTGTCCTTTTTTCTTTCTGCTGCTGCCGCATGATGGGCAGACAATTCTTGTGTCCTCGGTGTACTGGACTAGGATTGAATCCAAGTCTTCTCGATTTAGCATTTGCACTCCTGCTTTTGCTGTGGTTAAAATCAACCGTCAGGTTGTCTTAGGAATATGCCAAGCCAAGCAAATGCTTAGCTTAGAAATTACCTTAAAAATAATTAGGAAGATGCCTAAGTAGGCATATTCCTAAGGAATTCCTCCTCTATCTCTTCTACTAAGTCATTGACGGCTCTTGTTCTCTGCACCCCATCAAGCCTCGCCGCATCAAGAGCCTTGCGTCTCAACTCAAGCGGGTGTTCTACCCGTATCCCTGCTGCTTGCTTTTCATCGTAAAAGAATTTGATGGCGTCAATACGCTCACGGGCGCTGCTGCCGTCTAAGTCCTTAACTGTCTGCAAGATCATTTTTCTCTGTAACCGTAATTTCTGCTCTTGGGTTATCACGATCTAGTCCCCAGAAAATATGCTTCTCTTTGACCTGCCTATCGTTTTTGTAAATCTTATCTTGCATACAATCTAAGATTACACTTTCATCTAGGTCAGGTCTTCTTGTTGCGTAAAAAATAGTTATTGTTACCGACAAATCCCCTTCCAACAATTCCTGTAAGACGGGGCACTGCTTGTCAAACATAGCTACATAGTCTCTAGCTTTCTTGCTTTTGATAAACGCTGGTCTACCGCGTATTGTCACAAGCTTTCTGCTGTTCGCTTTCGACGCGGGTTCACCATATATTTTCAAGTCTACTGTTGTCAACGTATTGCGTTCCTGATACATTCGGCTTTCACTTTAACACACACTTGTTGGACTCATGGCTAAATTAAAAAATTTCTTACAAGAACTAGAGGAAACTGGAGTCATAACTTATGACAATTCAAAACGACAGTTTGTTGGTATTGGAGGACAATGTCCCCTTACCAAAAGACAACCGGATGGGTACGGGCGAAAGTCTTCCCAGCAACTTCAAAGAAATCATCAGCCAGATGAGGGTTAACCAATCATTCTTTATTGCGACTGATAACGAAAATCACCGCAAGGCAAAGACCAACGCAATCAGATCAGCAATACGCAGACTGCAACAGGATGAAAGCTCTCATGTTTCGATGGATACGAAATTTTCTGTCAGGAAATACGAAGACCCCCACTCAGGGCGAAGTGGACTCAGGGTGTACCGAGTCGCCTAATGAACAAACGCAGGAGTGCAATATGTTCAAAATTGAAGAAGCGCCTAAACCGCTATCGAAGGAGTACATGCTTCGGGTTGAGTTTATGGAAACAATTAAGCAACTAAAACATGGTCAGCATTTTGATGTGCCTTACGACTACGAAGGTCTGGGCAAGGCAAGTGTAGTGCGCTGTGTTCACAATTATGCGGTTCAGTTTCGCAAAACCGTGCCAAAGGAAGCTTCCATCTCTTACAAGGTGAAAAACTGTAAGGAAGAGAAGGGCGGCTACTCCAGAATCAGCATGTGCGAATACGCTGAGTAGCCAGTGAAGATAACCAATCATTTCAACCTTCCGCAGATCGTTGTAAACGCTTTAACGCAGGATGATTACACAAAAGGCAAGTCCAACAGGTCAGTGACTCAGTTGATCGACAGCCCAAGGGTAGCCATTTTGCAGCGCGAGCATGAAGACGAGATGTCTCAGGATGTGGTCGATTTTCTCTGGTCACGCTTCGGCACTAGTGTTCACGGCATGTTTGAGAAGGCTGTCGAGGACACCACTGCTGTGGGCGTTGTATCAGAGGAGCGGCTGTATGCTGAGGTGGAGGGTTGGACGATCAGTGGCGCGATTGACTTGCAGGAACTGCACGACGATGGCGTACTGGTAAGTGACTACAAGGTGACTTCTGTCTGGTCTGTCATTCACGACAAAACCGAATGGCACAATCAACTTAACGCATATGCTTGGCTTGTGAGGTCTGCTAAGGATTTACCAGTCAAAGGGTTAAGGATTATAGCGATACTGCGTGATTGGCAGCGGCGTAAAGCTCAGATGGAGCCAGACTATCCAGACTCGCCAATCCATATGGTAGAGATACCGATGTGGAGCGTCGAGGAGACAGACCAGTACATGCTGGATCGGGTGCTGCTGCATCAACAAGCTGAGTTTGACCACATGACTGGAGGCGTGTTACCGCCCTGCACAGGAGCCGAGCGTTGGGAGAAGCCAACCACCTATGCTGTGAATAAAAAAGGCCGTAAACGGGCTGTGCGCGTCCTAACGTCAAGGGATGAGGCCGAAGCCTACATCAAATCACTTGGCAAAGACCACTTGATCGAAGAGCGGGTAGGCGAGTCTACTCGGTGCGCTCAAGATTGGTGTCGTGTTGCGAGGTGGTGTGATCAAAATCAACTGGAGACTTGATGTGGAAACGGATAAAGGCGAGCTGCACATGCACTTCAGCTATGACTCAGAAACCGGAACTCTTTCAACTGTGATTGAGCCGATTGAGCCAGAGCTAGTGACTGAAGCTGTGTATGAAATCATGCATTGGTGCGAGACGTTTTTGCACAAAAAGCCCAGATTAGTGGAGGAAGATGATGATCGGGACTGACAAAGAAACCTATGAAAAGATGGTCGCTGTGTTCCAGATAACGCAGATACCAGCACTGAAGATGTCCACCAACAACGGGCAAGCCTCGTTCACTTGGGCCAAGGGCTTCATAACAGGCTTTCCGATGGCGCAGTTTTACGCGCTGGAGCCGATTGAAATAGCAATGCTGATTGAGGCCGCTCTAGAAGAGTTCTATAGCGTCCCAAAGAAGTATTACCGAAACAAATTTACGGGGTTCAAAAAAGACCCATTCAGTTCTCAAAACTAACCCATAGCAGGAGTGCAATATGGAAACTAACGTATCGCTACGCGATATCTGGGATACCCTTTACCCAGTTAAATGTGGTGAGTCCGCCAAGCAAAAGAACGGACTAACGTACCTACCTTGGAATGAGGCATGGCGGTTGTTGATGATGCATTACCCCACGGCCCACTACGAGTTTGGCGAGATTGAGATCCACGGTGACGGATCGCAAACTATTCACTGCACAGTAGCTATCGAAGGCCACGCCCGTCATATGTGGTTGCCTGTGATGAACTACAAAAACCAAGCCATCCCTAACCCTAGCGCCCGTGATATCAGCGACACCAAAATGCGCTGTCTAGTTAAGACGATTGCTATGTTCGGACTTGGCTTTCACATCTTCCAAGGTCAGGTGCAGCCGGAAGATACATGGGATGACACTGAGGCTGAACAACCTGTGGCTGAACAAAAGCCTAAGGCCAAGCAGCCGCCCAAAAAGAAACCAGAACCAAAGGCAGACGCTGGTGATGCAGAAGAAGAAGAGTTTTATCTTGCCTTCAATGCTGAGCAAGCGGATGGCTGGGTAGACATGATGATCTCAACAGTTGAGGGCATGGTCGAAACTAAGAAGGGGCTGCGTAGCATGTGGGAGGCAAACAAAAAAGCCGTTGACCACATTCAATCCAAGTTCCCTAAATCCTACGACAGACTTGCGGCTGCTATGAAGGCGAAGCAGGACGAACTTAACAGCAAGGAAAAAGCTAATGGCTAGTTATCCAAAAGGCGAAGGCGGTTTGTGGCCTCACAACAAAAAGAACGAAAAGCACCCAGACTTTCGGGGGCACATCTACATCACCCCAGAGCAGTTAAAGCTTCTCTTGGAAATGTACAAGGAGAATCAGGCGAGTCCAGATCCTGATTTTAAGATGAAGATTGATGTGGGCATGTGGAACCGAGTGGCGAAGCAGACTGGCTCCGAGTACAAGTGGCTCGGTACTGAGGTCTACAAAGCGCCCAAGGAAGAGGCTCCGCAGCAACAGGCTGATCCGATTGATTTTGACGAAGACATACCGTTTTAAGGAGTAAACGATGCCAATAGTGGTAAAGATTGATGAAGAAACTAGGATCATTTCTGATCCTTTGAACTGGATAGTGCAGTCGTTCATGGGCGGCAAGTGGAGGTCTAAAACCTACCATCCCAATTATAGGGCGGCACTATTGCACCTTGGTGAGACTCTGGTTCGTGAAAGTAACGCCGAGGATCTAGCTGAGGCCTTAGATCGTGTTGAGGAGGTAATAGATAAGCTTGTGGAAGCGCACAAGGATGTTATAGCGCCTGTAGTTGACGATGAAGGGTTCTTGGTCGATGCGTCTTGATATTAAAGGCGCTGGTGTTGGGGAGATACTGGGGCCGATATGCGCCCTAGTTCCCAACCGCAGCACTGAGATCATGGAGTTGTTCTTGAAGTGCAAGAAGGGCTTGGTGATTGAGCTTAAGCCTGTGCAAAAGAGCAGGAGCAGGAATCAAGAAAGCTATTACCGCAAATGGTGTAACAGCTTTGCAGATCACTGCGGCATGACACCCGATGAGATGCATGAGGAGATGCTGTGCATAACATTCGGCAGTGAAGAGGTGCAGACTCGGTTTGGGCCTAGACGCAGGGCTGTGAAGCGTAGTGGTGAAACCAGCGTAACAACATATGCACGGTTAATAGATAACCTGATCAATACCGCAGCGGAGATGGGGTTTAAGATCCCAACGCCAAGATGAGGCCTACATACGAAACCGATGAGGATATCGAATACGAGTCTCACGTTGCTGGCTTGTTTGCGAGCAAGCACAACATGCAATGGGTAAGGAATCCGCCAAAGTACCCAATAGACATTAGCTTCAGGCGAGGGCCAGATATTGTTTTGTTCGCTGAGATCAAGTGCCGAAAGGTACGGAAGGATGTCTACGAAACCTACATGATATCGGTATCAAAGGTCATGGCGGCTAAGGCTTTGACCGATGCAACTGGGGTTCCTTGCATATTGATTGTGAAATGGAAGGATCAGGCTGGGTGGATCAACTTCAAGGAAAAACCAAACGGCGTCGGTTTTGGTGGGCGCGTTGACCGCAGTGACAACCAAGACATGGAGCCAGTGGTGTACTACGATATTGAAAGGTTTAAGGATTTATAACTGCGAGAAAAGGGCAGGTGAGTGGCAGCATCAGTCTCTCCAACATGGGATTTTGATCTCCCGCAATACAAAGAGGCCCGATGAAGTGTGGATCGCAGCGGCGGTTGACTAGCCGAGTCACCACCAATCGGGTCATCTGCCACAACTGAATTTGAATTGGCTCAGGGTATTCATCACACCCTCCATCACCGTTCCCGTCCGGTGGAGCCGAAGGCGGGGCTAATAAGATCGGCAGCTACGCTTGTGTAATTCCTTCAAGTAAGGCTGCTTGGTAACCCTTCCCCGTCAGGGTGATCGAAGGCGGGACTTTAACGAGGTAACAATGAATAAATTCGTACAAGCAATAAGATCGCAAGAGGCTTACATGAAGAAGCCTAAGCCTAAAAAGAACAATTTACCCGAAGACAGGCGTCCACCAGTAAAGGAGTCCCAGATCATGCGGATACTTCTGTTGCAAAAAAACGGCGTTCAGCCAAGGCACATAGCTGGTGAGGTCGGGGTGCCAGTGCAGACTATCTATAACGTGCGTCAGCGTTACTGCCTGATTGATGTTGAGGGTGAAGGCAAGTGGTACAAGTACTTGGGGGTTTAGATGGACGATAAAGAAACCGTAGAAGAATTCCTAGCCCGTGGCGGCAAGATTGAAAAGGTGCCGTTTGGAAAGATCACAGATGAAAATAATAGTCTTAGCAAAACCTTCACTGTGCGAGCAAATGTCCGAGCAGGTCAGAAGCTGCACACCAAAACAGACAAGCTGAACAAGCTACAGAAGCGACGATAGCCTGTCTGCGACTTTTTCAGCGATGGTGGGTAGCTGAATGTATCTTTCAAGCTGAGGAACAATCTGTAAGTAGTAACGCTCTTGTTCGTTTATCAGCTTTATGGCCTCTTGCTTTTGCGCCGCTGTTAGATCCGCTTTTAATATCGTCCTTCTTTGATTCCGCAGGTCGGATAGCGCCGTTGCAGTAGGCTGCAATTGAGACTTCAGCCCCAAGAACTGTCTGTTATTAACGAGATAACTCTCAAGCTCATCAGTCCTGCCGTCTTCATAAAGCTTTTTAGTTGTTTGCTCTACGCGCTTAATGTAGTCCCACATCTCGTAGAAGTCTTCTTTTGCACCACCGCCGAACTCTGAGCCAAAGAACCGTCTGATAATTGGGTACTGAGAAACATCTTTACCCGCAAGAACAGCCCTGTTGTCACCTTGCACATAGCTGTCTCTTAGCACGTAATCAAGGCCGCCTAAGAAGTACATACCTATTGTTCCGCCGTATCCGTTCATTAGGTGATCTATTTTTATCGGACTAATACCAACGACCTTCGACATGTTCTTGGCGATCTCACTGGTGGATGCAAGCTCTTGGAATTGTGGATCTAAGTTGCCCTCTATGAACACTGGAGTAACAGGTCGGCCAGTGTACAGGTCGTAGTTCATGTAAGCTTCTATGAGTGGCGTGATCGCTTGCGGTGGCTGAATGCCAAGTGTTCCAAATACGGCTCGCTGAACAGATTGCTGGGCTTCTCTGGGTGTAGTGCCTTCGTTGTATGAGTCTATGATGCGCTCTGGCAAAGTCTTAAACAACAACCCAACTTCAAACGGGATCGGCACTCGTACTGGTACACCAGACGCTGTAGGTATAATCCAGTAATTATCTTTTACTTCTTCTGTCTGTTCTTTGTACTGCTCATCATCGCTAAACATTGCGTAGTAAATAGCTGTACTGGCGGCTATCAGCGAGCCTCTTGCGAACGCACTCCTAGCTGCTTGACCCCTAGAAAGCTCTCTGTTTGCACTGCTCTTCCCTGATAGGCCTCGGTATAGAACGTCCAATCCTTGAAGCCTTGCGTTTAGGAATGGGATTGTGGCTGTAAGTATACGCATTCCAACATTGCTGCCTCGACGCCCGAAGTTAAGAACCTCCATTGCTTGAAAGCTTGCCTCAGCTTCGTTGCCAGTGCGAGCGAGGACATCTTTATAGACCGCGTTTCTCGTTGCGGCGTCAGACCTTGTGGTCGCTTGGCCCATCACATCCCAAGCACCAATGAAGAGTTTAGAGATAGGATCTCTCTGTTTTACGTTCTTGTTTCTTTTTTGCAGGATCTTCCCTGCGTACTCGCCAATGTTTTCTGGGTCATTCTTGTAGTCATAACCGCCTACAACGCCAGTCCGCTCAAGCTTTTCCATGCCTTCTGCGTAGCCAAAAATAGTGTCAATGACGGGCGTAAACTTAGATCCTGAAGTTACAAATGCAGACAATGAGTCTCTGAGCATGTTGGCTATAACAAACCCCGGCTCGCGGGTGACCATCTCTCTAAGGAATCGTGCAGGGACTCCAGCAGTCTTAGATATAAACTGCTCAAACCCACCAGCGGGTTCAACAGTTAACGACTCATATATTAACGGGTCATCAATGATGAAGTTGCGTCGGTTGCCGTCTACCTTGAACGTAACAACAGCCTCGCCAGTGGTTCTTTGCCCCGGCTTAACCTCTCTTGCAAGACCAAGATTTCTCATGTCCCTGACAATGCGTTGCTGGGCGACATTCTTCATGCCCATGCTTATGGCCGCATTAAGGTTCATTGATATGGCTTCCAACATGGGCACGTTGATCTCTTTCTTGCTGCCCTTGATGGCTTTTAGGTCTGCGCTGCCAGTTAATCCTCCGAATATATTCGGCGCATTTGGCGTTTCAGCGCCTTCTACTTGGCGATAAAACGGTATGTAGTCAGACTGATCCCGCCACATCTCAGCAGTCTCTGGGTCAACAACACCTGTGTCTTGCAAGAACTGAACGGTGTAACCGTTGTAGTCCTGCCAAGCGTCGTACCAGTCCTTAATAATTGAGTTGCCGTTCTCATCCAAGAATGACTCGGCTGTAGCTATGTTTGCTGCGTGGTCTGCCGGGGTTCCGGGTACATCAATACCCTTCGCTTTTAGCCTCTCAGCCCTTTTAGCTATTGAGTAAGCCTGAGCTAACTGCTCCAAAGATCCATGCTCTTTTGTGTACAGCATAGACATGAGGTCAATAAGACCGCCAATCTTTTGGGTTTCGCCTCGACTGTTGGTGTGTTCAAAGTCAACAATCTTAGTCATGCCGCCTGTGTAGACCGGAACACCGTACTGCAATGCCGCAGCAGTGATGGCGTTTGATCTGTCAGCCATGAGCGCGGCAGCTATTGACGAGGAATCAGCTAATAAATTACCAAGCGCGCCCTGATAATTTTCAAGTTGTGCGTACCTGTTGATTGCTTTTTGTTTGAGTCGAGTCAGGCTGAGTGCTATTGGGCCTTGATCCAAGACGTTTAAGTAGGTCTGCCCCGGCGTGTTTGTAGGTAGCTCTGCGACCACATTGTCTACAGCAGCTTGATCTAGTGGATTAATTATTGGGGCGTTTGCTCTAGAAAAGGCTGGCATTTCGCTCGCTGGAACTTCCTGACCTTTGTCGGGGTTAGCTGCAACAGCTTGAGCGTATGGGTCTGCGCCGGGGTTGAAGCGAGGAACTGTGCTTACTGGCCTGTTTTCGGCTACCTGTAAGTTATCCTCTACTACACGGTCAACTTCACTTTGACCGATTACTTCTTTAGCTAGGTTTTCTGGCCTTCTGCTGAACGCTGGGCTTTCTTCCGCATCGAATCCTGAATCATCTTGACGAACAGATCCATCTTGCCCTCTGGCACCTGACCGACTATCGACGGCTCGCTGTCTGTCTGCGTCCCTGAGTGCTTTTTCAACTTGTCCACGGGGTACTCCCTCTTTTTCGGCCAGTATTTCAGCAGCGTCTAAGTAGTCGTTGTCTGATCCCCGTCCGGGTTGAACGCCTAACGCTCTGAATAATTGCTTTTCAGGATACCACATCAACGCTTGGAAGTCGGCGGTGGTTATGTCATACCCAGCTTCAGACAGGCGCTCTCTAGCAGCAGCCGTAACCTCGCGCATGTATTGACGCTCTGATCCGCTTTTAGGCGTGGCTTGTAGTTGCTTTTTCAGGTTCTTAACAAACGTGCCTGTCTTCTTGAATATCTCAGGCTTTACATGGTTAACCCCATGCTCCTTCTTATAGTCCTTGAAGTAACGCTGATACCTGCGCTCTACAGACTGTATGAACTCATCAAACAGGTACGGGTCTTTAACGATCTCGCTGTAGGGCTGGTCAGAACCCTCTAGGGCGTCCTTTATAATTGTCCTCGGAAGACCGCCAACCTTGTCGATCATTGGGATCAATTCACCGCGAGCCTTAGCTAAGTCTGGTGGAGCAGCGAATGGGCGTCCCACAGCGCGGTTCCACATACGCATCCACCAAATATCCATAGTAAGCGGATCATAGTTACCGCGAATGTTCTGGTAAAAACCCTGACCTATCTTTGGCCCAAGGATGTAGCTTCCTTTGACTTGAACATCAACGCCCTCAGCGCCCGGAACCTTAATGGCCTCAAATCCAACCTCGTTGTTGAACGCCTTAGCCATATCCCTTAGCTCGTTAACTGTAAAGTCAGCGTCTAAGAAGTCGGCAACACGCATGTTCTGACCGCTTGCTTCGTAAGCGTTGTGGAAGTTGAACGCCTCAAGCATTGCGTTGTTACGCTCACCACCCTTGTTAAATTCTTTTTTGTTTTTTGGAAGCCTGCCTTTATCCATGTAGAAACGGAACATGTCCGTAGCCATTTCAAAGTTGTCCACCACGGCCTGCCCGTTTGATGTAACAGCCAGAACAAAGTCAAATACGGCCTCCGTCTCAGGCGACTGCATTATTCTAGGCTCGACAACCTTCATCACTTCTTTTGCGGCCTTAATCTTTCGGTCATACCAGCCAATAGCATTGCCGTCTTTTTCTAGGGCAACCATTGCCTCTGTGGCAAGCATGTCAGACAAGATGCCAATGTTTTCTTCTGTGTACTCAAAAGGCTCCGTTCTACCCGTAGCAGCCTCCCACCTGTCCTGTAGGAACTGTGCCGCTTCAGCAAGTGTCCTTTTCTTTTCAGGCTTGTAGGTGTTGTTCTTCATCTGCTCCAACTCTTCACTAGTTGGTAACAGATCGGTATTTGTCATACCAAGGCGTTCCGCCTCGCCCATAGGGCTTAGCGGTCTTCTAGAAAAAACTGGGCCATCATAATCTTTGTCAGCAAGCAGTGGCTTTGTCTTGAAGACAGGAGTGCCGTCCTCTGCAAATCCTTCAAGGTCAAAAGGTATTGTTTTTGGAAACTCCAACTGAAATGGTTCTAAGGCGCGGAGCTTTTCATCAGGGTCGCGTACTCTAGATTCGCTTGTCAGGCCTACTAAACGCCTGTCATCTTCTTTGTACAAAACTCTTGGTCTTGCATCTTTTTCACCGAACCGTAACTCGCCAGCTTCGCCACCGATGGACGTTAGGGTGACAGGCATTAACGTATCGCCATATCCCTGATCCCTGTAAAGCCTAGACCTGTGCCTTCCCTCATGGCCTGCAATGGTCGCAGCGCCTCGCCTGTTAGCCTTGAACTGAAGAAAGTTGGGCTGGAATCTTTCTCCAGCATCAAACATCTCCTGAACTCGCTCAGTTTTAGAAAACTCAGTTCCCGTCATCGCCAAGTTTAAGAACTCATTAGGAGTCATCATTACAACGGTAGATCTTGATGCTGGGTCTACAGCGTCACGGAATTGCTGATCTACTTCTTTTGGATCTAGAAACTGCTGAGTGATTGGAGAAGAATCAATGTAAGCTCTGACCTGTTCGTTTGTTAAGCCCTCCTCCCTAGAAAACACGGGGGATTCTGCAAAATCAGGATCTGTTGCAGGAGCGGCTTCACCGCCAAGTTGTGAGATATTTCTAGCAACGATGCCCTTAGTCGCTGACGCATCAATAGGTTGTGCTAACTGCTCAGGATCAATCATTTCGTAAAGAAACTTTGACTGCCCCGGCTTGATATCAAACTTGCTGCCTTCAGGCACGAGATGTTGATCTCTTGAATCGGCAAATTCTGCTTCGCCTACCTCAATAGGCTCCCCCACAGTAGCGTAACCAACAAGTTTTGCAGGGCCAGAGCCTGTCTCCACTATGCCAATACGCTTACCCACATAGGGGCGCAGCGAGTCTTTGTCGCGTGTCTCGTATTTTTTCTGACCGCTGACAATCAACTCGGCATAATTAGTATCTCCATCAGTTCTGACGTTGATACCCATCTCAGCCTCTATTGGCACCCTAGAAGAGGCTGGGGCTTCGTCAAAGTCAGCAATGGTTTGCCCCGTTGCTGTGGGCACGGGGCGCTCTGCGTCCTCGCCTGTGGTGACAACAGCGCCTTTATCTTGCAGGGTCTTTAACCTTCTGGATGCTCTCTTCTGTGTCTGAGCAAGCGTGCGTATCTGGCCGCGCTCTCTAGCGCCAATCGCTCCAGACTCTATGCCACCTATGACCTCGCTGAACGTGTTGAACTCCTCGCCCTTGAGGCTGGATACCATGTTCCTGAAGAATCTAGCTATACGCTCAACTAAGGATCGGGGCTTGCCCTGAAGCAACTTGGGATCTTTTCTTGCAGCCCTTACTAACTCGGCAACAGACTCCTCTACTTGATCAACGGGCGATAAGTCTGAGTAATTGTCTTGTGCCCATTTCAGGAACGTCTTGCCGTCTGGCATCTTTTTGTTTGCAGCAGCCCTAGAAAGCAAGCTCCACTCTTTGTTCGTGAACAAATCAAGCTTACGCATGGCGTGAATCATTTCGTGATCTAGTATCTCAAGCAGCGCAGCCTCTACTTGAGCCTCGGTCATAGAGGGATCAGCCATGACTTTGTCTATTGACAAGAAAATAGTGTTTATAGTCGGGTCGTAATACGCCTCAGCCCTGCCCTCTGGATCAATCTCATCAGACCTCACAAGTTGAGTTTTTTCACGACTGGGGTCTAGAGTTACTGACTCGCCACCAACAACCATGCTGTCTATATCACCGCCTTGACGGGGCCGTATGCCGTAGACTAGGTTCCCATTAGCGTCTTTGACCGCCGTTCTTAGGGCGTAATCAAGGCTTAGCCCCACATCCTTCAGACCAAAGCCTTTCATTGTTTTAGTAATAGCTTTGCGTAATCGGTCAACATTTACCGCTGGCGCAGGCAGCGCCAATACCTCGGCTTCTTGCTCCACAACAGGCTCCGCTTCAACGGCTGGAGCAGCCTGTACACCTTGCTTGGCTAGGTCTGCCTTTAGATCGCTTAGAGCGGCAGCACCTTGCTGTGTTGTTGGGTTGATACCAGTGGCATTAGCAAGAACAACCTCGCCTGCATTGGGGTTTTCTTGCAGCGTCTTTGATGCCGCGCGGAACTGAGCGCCTGTGTACTTGGGAAGCTTGAAGGTAGGAAGCTTTGTCGGCTTGTCAAAACGTGGCAACGATCTGAGCTTTTGATACAACAACCTAGACTCAGCCAATGACAAATCGTTTACCGACTTGATGGTCTTCTTGCCTAGTATTCTGCCTGCAAGATACTTGATCTCAGGAGAGCCTACTTTTGATGTAATGTTCTTAGCTTTGAGAAGCTGCTCCATCTCTTGGAAGTTGGCGTCAACATTACGCATGACACCCTTCTCAACAGCGGCTTTGCCTGTGCGATTGTTGAGTTGGTTTGCATAGACCCTAGCGTCGGCTTCTGTCTTGAACTTAACAAGCTTAGGCGGCTTCTTCTTCGGGTTTGCTTTGATTGCAGCGTCTTTTTCTAGGGTGGTCAGAGGCCTGCCTTGCAGAATCTCACCAGCACTGCTCTTCACTATCGGGTTGTTGTTCTTACTTAGGCCAGCCCTGTACGTTTCAGTCTCAGGTAAGCCATTCACCCGTGTATCGCTAAGATTGTATAGCTGGTCTTCTTTGAGGACGCTTCTTACTTCTTGAATAGTAAACGTGTTTGTTACTGGCAGCCCTTGACGCAGACGCTTAGCGTTTATGCGCTGAGATGCTGTCATCTTAGTAGGGCCAACCCTGTCCTGCATTAACACCTTAACGTCGGCTGTTTCATCAAAGCCACGGTCTTGCGTTGTCTCAGCTGCGCTGTCTACGGCAACAGAACTATATGTATTTGAGTCAGGATGGTTTGCAGCAAAGTTGTAGGCCTGCAACGAGGATTCTTGATCGGCGTCGTATGATTCTGGTGATGATGTGATCACCGCGTCTCCACCAGAGAACACGTTGTCATTGATCATTTCATCGTTAAGGAACCCAGCAAGAGCAAATGCATCTTCAGAGTTCTGTAAAGGCACACCGTATTGCTGACCGTTGCTGTCTTGCACTGTAAATACAGGGACGCCTTGAGCGTCAAGCTGTGTGGTACTAGCGCCTACACCACCAAAATCTTCTGGCAACTTAACAGTGAACGTGTTGTCGGCTGATGGGAAGTTGTCGCCCATTGTTTGGCGAATTGATTGTGCGTATGCAAGCATTGGTTGCTTGGGATATCGACGCTGTATGCCCTCAGTAGGCTGTGCAACTGTGGTGATTTGGAATCCAGATTGTTGCGGTACACCATTGACTGAGGTTATTACTTCACCGCCGCCGGGAGCTTCTATGTAAGTCGTGACGGATTCTGTGGGCTTTCCCTTGTTCCTTACTCTGGTCTTTTCTTCTGCTTGAAATGACTCGCCATTAGGCGCGGTTACAGAAACAATCCTTGATGGGGTCTTTAACTTAGATGTAAGCGCCCTGCCTGTAGGAGGCGCTATTTGGGATGGGTCTATCGGTGCCTCACCAGCGGCCCTGCGAGCTTCATTTGCAGCTTGGCGGTCAAGTGCTGCTTCAGCGTCTATTCTTTCTTGTATAGCTAAGTCACCAGAGAGAAGACGCTGCCTTGCGTCCTGAGCGTCTTGCAAATCCTCTCTAAGCTTGCCCTCAGCCTCTTCTGCGGCTTGGAAGGCTCCCTTGTTGCGTCTACCAGCCACAGCATTAATAACAAGATCTGCACCCGCACCAACAGCGCCGCCGATGGTGAAATCATCCATCAAGCTGCCGCCATTTATTTCCAAAGCTTCGTTGTATACACCTCGCTCAATACCGTCTTGAGCAATACTTGCAGCAACTTCCTGTATACCCTCCACGCTGCCCGTTCTAAGAGCAGAAGAAAGTCTTTCTTTTATGCCTGAAGGCAGTTTGTTACCAGCCTCAAGACCTCTAAGCCTGTTTAATAATCTTTGAGGAACAATAAGCTCAGATAAACCAACGCCACCACCAAGCAAAACAGACAAGTCTTCTTCGTCTTCCGACACTTCTAGACCTGAATCACGGGCCGCTTGTATTCTTTGAGCTTGATCACCAGCACCTGTGCCTACGGCCAAAGCCCCGGTAGCGCCAATCTCAGCAACCTTTGCTGCTTTTGCTGCGGATATGCCCTTGCCTGCCATGCCTGCAAGCTTTATTGCTCCGGCAGGGGTAAAGAACGAGGCAAACGAACCCACGCCTTCGCCAAACTTAGTGAGCCACTGATCCCTGTACGCGAGATCAGCGCCCATCGCTTCATCAACTGCGGCACGGCCTTCCCTAGCAGCGCGTACTAGATCATTCTCATCGCCACTATCTATTAACTCCTCAAGGCCTATCGCGTTGGTGCCAGCATCAGCAAGCTCAGCTAGACCTTCACCAGCAGACAAGAACGCATTGGCAAAGCCACGGCCTATCCCTTTAGCAGTCTCAAAAGCTTGGCCTGATGCAGTCCTTTCATCCTCAAACGGATCAAAGCCTAGCTCATCAGCGGTTGCTATGTTGTTTCTTATAAGCTTTTCGGCAAGATCTTTTTTGCTTGTTCCTTCAGGAACGCCGTATACAACAAGCCCATTTGGAAGAGTTACATCCATCTCTTTACTGCATATCCCCGAAGTTTATGCCACCCGGAGTGGCACTTTGCGTTGCCGCTTGCACTGGATCAACGAGTGATGGCCCAATATCAGCATCACCTAACTGAAATTGAGGGGCGAGTTCACGCAATAATTGCTCACGCCTAGCTGCATACTGCAACTGAATGTCTTCAGGCATCATGTTTATGTTTATTTTGCCAAATTCTTTTTCTAGCTCTGTGTTTACGGTTTTTAACAGCCGCTGATAATTTTGACCTGAAGCGGTAAGACCCGTTGTGGAAGGTTTGGTCTTCAAGTACTCGTAATAATCAGACCTTACAGCCCTGTCACGAGCTTTTTCACGCACATCCTGTGCAGCAACGCCAGCCTTAGAAAGGCCTTCTGCGAAGTCACCCTTGGCAATACCCGCACCAAGCTGTATCAATGCAGCGCCTAAAGCTTCTTTCTTGGCTAAATCTTCTTTGGTAATCAGCCCCTCTTGACGGGCTTTTCTAGCGTCTGCTATGTATTGATCAGCCTGTTGTTGTGTTGTTTGCGCTGTTTGACTGATGTCATCAACTGGTTGCTGATTGACGATCTCTTCTTTTATTTCACCTCTTTCAACATCGGTTTCTGCGGCAGCAGATTGCTCAGCAGCTTTTTCTTCTACAACAGTGGTGGGGTTATTGCCTCGTTGTCTTAACCTTCTTGCCCGTCTTGTTTCTCTGGGTTTTTCTTCATCAGATGCTGCCTGAGCCTCAAGCATCCTTTTCGTAGTGGCGTCCCTTTCAGCTTGTATCCTAGCCATCTCCTCTGGAGACTTGCGCTTTCCTGTAATCAACCCGCCAAGAATTGATATGTCCCCAGTGTCAGAGGCGGCTTGAGCCGCAGGCACTTGTTGCGGAGTGGTCAACAGCCTCATTCTTTCCGTCACAGCAGTGCTGGGATCTCCAATCGCCTGTGCAGATTGCTCAAGCAAGGCTAAAGACGCCGATATATCGGTTGCAGCAGGTCTTACCTTATCTTTTGGCTGCGCTTTCAAAGCATCTTCAACGATTGCCCCTACAGGCTGATTGTCTGTAGTAATAAGGCCCTTCGGATCAACCTTAGTGTCTTCAGCCAGCCGTATAACGTCCCCCGGCTCGCTGCCAGTGGGTTGTCGCATTGTTTGTGGTAATCCGCCCTCTAGCTCAGGAAGCCTTGATACAGCCCCCTGACGGCTTTGAGGTGCAACATCTGGGGTCTGTCTGTCACCAAAGGTGGCGGTCATTAGCTCGTCTAGGCTTTGTGGGCCGCTTTGTTGGACTGGAGCATCAAACACCTCTTCGGTGGTCACCCGTGTCTCTCGTTGTTGAGGCATAGGTATATTCATTTCTGGCAACTGAACGTCTGGCACAAGAGGCCTTAGTTCTTGCCGAGGCGCATTAGCCATCTCAATCATTTCGGTTATCTGGCCGGGGCTGTACTCAGACCTAGACTCCATCATAGCCATTGGCGACAAGATTCTTGCTCTCATCTCAGGATCAGAAAGGTCAACCTCTGCGTCAGGGTCTATGCCAAGCTGACCAGATATGTAGTTAACGTAATTCCTAGTGTCGTTTTCTGATGGCGGAGCAAACCTATTTATTAGACCACGGATGGTGTTGATTCCGCGCTTTGTGCCGTAGGTGGTAAGCACTCTGTCAGCAGCGCGAACTCCGTACATTGGGTCTTCAAAGCTTACAAAGCCTGAGTCTTCGCCTGATTCACCAAGAAATCCTTGGTCATACTGCCTGATGTTAAACGGGTTATTTATTCTCTGACCAATAATAGATGACTGTGGCGGAGTTTGATCCATAGGGAATGTAGCTTGCCTACCTGCCGCCATGCGGACTACGCCACCGCCGGACATCCCTTGTGGAGCCATAGGCTGCTGCATAGGGGGCTGCATGGGCATTCTTGGAGGCATAGGCTGCTGGCCCGGAGGCACCATAGCGCCTATACCCTGCTGCTGAGGTGCAACTATTTGCTGAGCAACAGTGCCTTGAGGCTGTTGTTGCCTTGCTTCAAAACGCTTACGCATGTCGCTACGGCGCTGTATCTCGCTCACAACAAGGAACTGGGGAAGTTGCGGGTTAGGTCTTTGAGCTAACTGCTGCAAAGCCTGATCAGGCAAGCCTTTTACATCATCTTCTAGCTGAATTAAGTTTTGCATTGCTATCCTCTACCTGCCGCCCAAGGCATTATACAAGCCTACGCCACCGATACCCGCGCCAAGAAGCTGTTGAGTTGTTGAAGGCTGTACGCCATAGCTCGCCATAGTGCTACCGGGGGTAACAGGTAGCCCTTGAAGCATATTGCTAAAGAATCCAATCTGCTCTCTTGGGAACGCTTGCTGACGCAAGAAGTCTTGGTAACCCATATCAAGGCTACGCTGATCCAAACCACGCTGTATCTCACCAGCGGCTTGCAAGTTACGCAACCTGTCGAAAGCCATTGCCTGCTCTTGACCACCAAGCGAGCTAAGAAGTCTTGCAGCATCCAAGGCCTGACCCCTACCAGCCTGATCAGCCTGTAGCCCAGCCAACCCTAGTTGCGCTCTGTCTTGCGCTGTTCGGACGTTAAACTCTCTAGCCTGCATAGCGGCTTGGTTTTCGGCTTGTCTCATGCGCTCTTGAGTTTCTGCTGCCGACAACCCTAGCTGTGCTGCCTGTTGCTTGGCTCTTTCTCTAGCCTCAAACACAGCCCTAGCCTCTTGTTGCTGAGCAAGTCTGCCTCTTTGATTCTCTGCAAACGCATCTGAACGGAACCGCTGAGCAGCCTGATTCGCCGCTTCTTGTTGTTGTTGAGCAGAAAGACCTAGCTGTGCTGCCGTCTGTCTTGCTTTTTCACCAGCCTCAAATGCTCGCTGAGCGAACTGCTCTTGTTGAGCAGCCCCTTCCATAGTCTGACCAAAAGCGCCCTGCCGTAACTGCTCTTGTGCTTGGCGAGCAGCAGCATCTTGTTGATCGGCAGAAAGACCAAGCTTAGCAGCCTGTTGTCTTGCCTGTTCTCCAGCTTGAAACGCTTGAACGTCAAGTTCTTGTTGCGACCTTCGGCCTGCCTCTGTTTGTTGAAACGCGCTTTGCGAGAACTTTTCTTGGGCTTGTCTTGCTGCGTCTTCCTGCTGCTGGGCGGAAAGACCAAGCTGAGCAGCCTGCTGTCTGGCTTGCTCACCAACCCTGAACGAGTCAATAGCCATTTTTTGCTGGGCTTGTCTTGCCTGCTCAGTGGTGCCAAACGCTGATTGCCTTAGCTGTTCTGCCTGTTGTAAGGCTTGCTGCGCTTGTGTCCCTGTTTGCAGTCCAAGCTGAGCCTCTTGTAGTCTTGCTGCTCTGTCAGCCTCAAACGCCTGCTGTGCTTGAGCAAACGCCGCCTGACCGCCCTTAGCTTGTATATCTGCAAGCTGCTGACCAAGGTTTCTTTCACGCTCAGACTGCATGATTGCTTCACGATAGCCGCCCAGACCGCCAGCCTGCGCTGCTTGTTGCGATATGTTTGCAGCCTGTATATCTGAAGCTCTTTGCGCTTCTCTAGCCTCTATGTCAGTGACAAGCTGCTGATAAGGACTCATATAGCTTTCTAGAGTAGCTGCGTCAGCTACTGTTCCAGCTTGAAAACCGGGGCCAAAATCGCCCTGCCCTGTGTATTGAGACTGCAAATCTCTTGCTGCGTAGTCTTGACCTAGCTCACGCGCAACGTAGCCCGGATCAAAAGCGCCAGCTTCGTAGCCAACACCTAATTCTCTAGCTTGATAGCCTTGCCCAACTGTTCCTGCTTCATAGCCGGACGTTACATCTTCCGCTGTGTAACCGCTTGTAGATGTTTGAGGGGCAAATGCCGATGTTCTTGCTTGTGGCACATAACCAGACGCTATGGTTCCGGGTGCATAGGTTGGAGCTAATGTGCCAGCCTGAAAACCTTGTGTGAGTGATGCGTCGGTAGGGGCGGTGTATCCTGATCCAATAGTCCCGGCTTGATACCCTGAAAACTGCTGTTGAGGGTTGAATCCAGCGGCTATGTTTGTGCCCATATTGGTAGGCTGGAAGCCTATTTGGGTAGCTATGTCGCTTGCAGACCTTATCTGCTGTGGAGCGCCAGCAGCAGCCATCTCAGCCATGCCCGTCATTGCTGTAGTTTCAAACGGGTTAAAGTCGGCTATTCTAGTGCCCTGATAAGTCTCGTATGGACGAGTGCTTTCGTAGACTGTACGACCAAGCATCTCCTCGTAAAAAGGCTTGGCATACTCTGGTAAATTAGTTTGAGTTACTACGCTTTCGCTTTGTTGGACACCGCCGCCACCACCGCCTTTACTCATCCTTCAAACTCCTTTCGTAAACGACATATGACCTTTCAAAGCCGTCTTGCTGAAGCCATTTCCAGAATCCCATCCTAGCAGTAGCTTCTATGCCATCACAGTTATTATCTTTAGCCCAGTCAGTAAATCTTTCCAGCATGTCCCAAACCCATTCATTGAATTTGTCGCCGCCCAAGAACTGTATTGTGAGCATCTTTTTGCCGGGGTAAGACATAAGCTCTGTAGTGCCTACTCCGTTTATCTTGTGTTCTGAATCAAACGCTAACCAAAGGTGCTGATTGCCCGAAACAACGGAGTGAAACAACGCTCGTTCCGTCCATCGGCCCTTAGACCTAGCAATAGCTTTGAGCAACTGATCTCTTATCTCAGGCCACAGAGTTTCCACATAGTTTGGTGGAACCATAGTTATGGCGTGGGTTACTTCTCTCGGCGCTGACTTGCTGCGAACTTTTGGTTCACGAGAGATGTCCCTAACTCTTGACTCGTCAAAGCTTAATAGTTGATTCATGCGGGTATTAGTCCTCCAGCACTAGAAACCAGCGGGTCTGGCTGCTTCGTTGTACCTGTTTTTTGCATTCGTACTTCGTCTAACATCTGATCAAAACGTTTAGCGCCTGCATCTGTGTCGCCGTCGCCAGCCGCAGATACCACATCAGCAGGGATGATGTACTCGCCGGGAGAGACAGCTACTGGCTGCTGAGCGCCAATAGTTCCGGGGATCATGTCATCCATACCTCGGCCTTCACCCTTAATAAGGCCTTCGGTTTGCGAGTTAGGTTGTACGCCTTGCAGCACCTGCTCTCTTAGCATTTGAAATGCCTCAGACCCGTACTCATCAACGAATCTTTTTATGACAATCTCAGCCTCATCTTCAGATAGCTGCCCAAGAACTGCCATCATTGCCTGCTCTATTAACGGATCTGCGCTAGGAACCGAGCCACCCTCTTGCATAGCGTATGTTTCAGTGTAATCAAACGCCAACTCATCCATGTTCACTGGTGTTTGAAATACGCCCATGTCTTTTTGTTTGTCGCCAGTCAGACCAAGATCCTCATACTCTTGAACAGCAGCCTGATACTTCTTGCTTGCCCTGCTCATACCTCGCCTTGGCGTTGTAGCTAAAGCAACCAAAGCGTCGTACTCAGACTCAGACATCATAGAGCCGATGCCGTCACGCATACCCGGATCAAACGGCACATCTACTGGAGGCGTTGTAGTGTCTGTGGTTGTTGTGTCCGTAGTGTCAGCTTCTGGAGTTCTTTCCCTAAAATAGCTTATTTCAGGGCCAAATCCGGGCCTATACCCAACCTCGGCAAGCTCTTCTGCTGTTTTAGCCACTGGGCCTCTAAGGCCAGCTTGACGGGATGCCGCAGATCCAAGGCCAAACCTAACACTCGGAGGCACATAATCTTGGTTAAACCCCCCTGTAGGGCCGCCCATATCCATGCGGACAGGTGCTTGACCAAGTCTTTGAACCTCACCTAATTGGCGCTGATACTCTTGTGGGTTTACAGATACGATGCCACCCATGTTGTAGCCGTCATAAGCTGAATACCGTCTGTTAGCACCAGATACATCCATGTTGTAATCCTGACCAACCTGCGAAAGAGAGGTGCCTAGAAGTTCGTATGCTCTATCCGATTCCGCTTGGCGCTCACGCTCAGCTTCACGAGCCATGCGCTCGTAGCCTTCCTGCATTTCTATGTCGCCCTGCATACCACTGCCTATTGCCATTGGCAGGATTGCAGAAGGCTTCGTAAGGCCTTTAGCTGTAGCTTTTAGTGCATCTCCACTTGAAAAAGGTTGCGTAAGCCTTTCTCCAAACCCAGCACTGGTTCTTTCGGATATAAGCCTGTCGCTTAATGCATCCTGCAAACCTTGATTGCTGGTTGCATCAATTGCGGCTTTTGATGCCGCCTCTATCGAAGTAGGGTCTACAGCGGCGGCTTGCAACGCTGTAGCATCAGCAGCCAGCTTAGCGCCCTCAGTAGTGGCTGTATCCAAAGCGGCAGCAGTGGCATCAGCGCCTGTAGCAACGTCCGCACCCGCACCCAAAGCAGATCCTACCCCGTAGCCCATAAGGCCAGAAGCAATACCCTTCTTGAGGTCGCCAGTCATGGCTGTTGTGGCAAGGCCTGAGCCTATAGCGCCTGCTAGGGCGCTGTTAGCGCCTATTGCAGCCAAGGTGCTTCCTAGCGCACCTGTGCCTAAAGCGCCAGCAGCGGCTGTAAACGCGCCGGGAGCGGCCATGCTTGCCAGCATAGGGATAAGGAAGGCAAACGCCTCTGGCTGACCTGTGACAGGGTTTGTAGTTAAACCGCCGGGGGTGAGTGATGCGATGCCCTGCACCTCTGCTGGATTCATGTGAACCAACATACTGTCGCCGTAGCGACCATACTGGGCCATCTGTTCTGCTTGTGGCTGTAATGGCGCTTGCTGTAGCTGTCCTCTTACATAGTTCATTAACTTGTCTCCACCCCGAATAGGTTAAAACTTACATTGGCGGCGCTGGAATAAACCTTGACCACATCTGTTTGAGAGAGGCAAATGCCTATTACAACCGTCCTCGTGGTGGTTGCTGCAAGATCCTCGTCGTAAAAAATAAACTGCTTGTCATCGGCTGTTGCACCGCCAACGTGGACACTGACTCTGAACGTGATGCCAGAACCGCCACGGTTGCATATAACCAATGAGCTAACAGTTGTTTGTGTTAGGTCGGGCGCTGTGTACAAAGTCGTTGTTGTAGTCGCGCTGACATCAACCTGACCAAGTACCTTGATAACGTCTGTCACGATGCACCCATAAGCAGGAACTGGAACCTACGCATAGCTAAAGATCCAGACTTGTCGCCTTGGGTCTTTGCTAGGTTTACATCGTTTTCTATCTGATCCATCGCCTGTTCTATGGTTCTGCGAGTAATCGCCTCGTTGTTAACATCATACTCTGGCGTTGGAACAGGTAGTGGGTTTTGTCTTGTTGCCATTAGCGCCTACCGTCCTGTCGCATATCAAACCTAAGATCACCAAGCCTCCAACCAAAACCAGACCCGCTGCTTTCAATGCGAACAATTGCATGTCTTGCTCTTGTGCGTATGTGTGACTGCTGAGTTGACGATGTAACTGTAGCTGTTGCTTGGGTTGTGGGCGTTTCTAGCGGGAAGTTGCTGCCTTTGATTGTGAAATCAACAGACGCATCTGATGTAGCTCCACGGAAGCTAAAGTCAGGGATTATCCTGCTAATCATCATAAACCGCTCGCCTTCACCTATCTCCAAATCACCTGACTCAACAAACGCCGTCATTGCCTGACCGTCATCATCAAAACCAATTTCATGGTTGTATAGGTAGTTTGCGTCGGTGACCCCAGTGTTTACGCTGGATGCAATAGGGTTGGAGTTCTTGGAATAACCAATCCAAGCGCCACGATCCAAAGTGCCTACAGCCCAAAGATTTTCAGCGTAGTTGTACGACACATAGTTGGTAATTTCAGTGTCATCGGTGCCTACAGGATAGAACCAGATCACTTCAGAAAAATCGTTATTTTCTGCCGCAAAAACCTTGAACGCCTGACCTTTGTTCAGGTTGGTAAACACATGCTCTTTAACGCTACAAGGCAGTGGTTGCACTGAGCCGTTGTAAACATAGAACCCACCAGAATCCATGAAGTACACAGAGCCTCTGGCGTTAACCGCCGCGTTTGGTGAGATCATAGAGATGTCTGTGCTTAGCGTTGAAAACTGGAAGGTAAACGGAGCGCCAGTAAACCGCATTGAGTGCAAACTTACATCTGTAAAAACAAGTATCTCTTGCCTTGTCTGTACGGCACCAATGATCTCTGATCCAGAGTTTATCCTTACACCACCAGCGGTATTTGTTGCTGTTGGCGTCCAATCTGCTGCATTCTCCTGATCAGAGAACCTAACTAATAACGGGTCAATAGTTGATGAGCCAATCGGGTTAGAGCCAAAAGCAATAACGTGCTGATCTATATCAGAAACTAGAACCTGTAAGGCAATAGTCGGCGTGTTTGAAGCCCCTGCAAGAGATCCAATCTCTATAGCTCTAGTGCCTGTACCAGAGCTTTCGTCCCAGTAATAAATACCACCGCCTCTAGCATTGAACACCAAGTCCTCGCCAAAGTTGTCTTGACTAAACAAGCGCAACTGCCCAGCCGCAGATATGCTGCTAGAACTGCCCCAAGCGCCAGAACTCCAAGTGCCTGCGCCAAATCCGGTGCCTTGAACGAAAGTGTTTAAGCCCGTGTTTATCTGATAAGTCGCAACAGTAGAACTACCGCCGTTACCTGTATCGCTAGAGTTTGCGACTACCTCGGTTCCGTTTGTGTCCTTAGCCGTAATCGTAAAGGTGTTGGTCGTTGGCACAGAAGTAATCTGATACTCCTGATTTAAGACTGCGGCTGTGATTAACCCGCCAAGAGATGCTGCGCTACTAAAAGTAACAAAGTCATTAACAACCGCGCCATGAGCGTTCTCTGTAACTGTGATTGTTGAAGAGCCGTCTGTTGCTGCAAATGTAGCATCACCCGCGCCAGAGGTAAGCCTTATTGGGGTTACGTCGTTGTACCCAGCGCCTTCAGCCACATAGAACTTTAGATTAGTACCCACACCCAGATAGTTTATGGACTCTAAAGATGACCAGTTGTGTAAAGACCGACAGACACCAAGGAAGCTTTGATCTGTGTACTTCTCCCAACCCCCTATCTTTTCAACTCTGCCTTGGCGAAAACGTATCTTGTCAGCATCAAACCATCCTGCGTCAGCAGAATACTCTGTGCCTTCTTTGTTTACGCCGGGGGCAAACTTGATTTTACTGAGAGCCATGTTTAACGCGGCCCTCTCTGCTTACGTCTGCGTTTTTTCCTGCTAGATCTCTGATCAGGCTGAGGAACTTTCTTCTTGCCTTTCTTAGGCTTAATGACCTTTTGAGTTCTCGGCTTTACTGGAAGCAATGCTGACAAATCAGGAGCTACAAAAGGTTTAGGCGTTGCTGCCGCCCTTGCTTCCGCAGGAGTAGTCACAGGCGGTAGCGGCAATGGTTGCCTCAAAGCTGGCGTAGCAACCACTGGAGGCGGTGGCAACGGTGCTGGCATTGGTGCTGGCATTGGGATATTTGCTGGCTCCCCTCTTCCGCCACCAAGCAATGCGTCTATACCAACGGGTACGGCTGGCGTTGGTTGAGGCTGGGTCATCAAAGAGCCACTACCTCTAGCCCCACCCAAAAGCTTGCCAATATCAGAAATCCTTGAGTTTGGATTTAACGGGGGCGCGAGCGGCACTGGCCGTGGTGTGGGCGCTGGTCTTTGTACGACACTAGCAAGGCTTCCCCCTGTTGGAGCAGCCGCTGATGCTAAGTCCTCATACCCTACATCACCGGGGGCAACTGCATTAGCAAATATACCGCCCATGCCACGCAGCCTGTCGCCAAGTCCAGCCTCAGGTTCAAGAGGAAGAGCAACTGGAGCCGGAGGAGGTGGCGGTGGAGGCGGTAGAGGTGGCCTCATAACGTCCTGCCTAGATGGCACGACTGATGGCCTCTCAATTAACGGCGGCTCTGGTAAAGGAGCAGGCTCTGGTATTTCTGTCGGTAGCAGAACTCTGTCAAACATTCCTGCCATATTCGCTTCTGGGCTAAATGCGCCCATTTGCATTATTGGTGAGTCAATAGCGGGTATGGGAGCTACAGCAGGAGGCATAACATCGGGAACAGGCGACATAGCAGGTATTGCTGGTTCTGTCTCAGGCGTTGTTTCTTGGGGAGGATTAAAGAAACCACTCAACTGCTCTTTTGCAGCAGCAGCCTCTGCTTGAGCTTCAGCAAGAGCTAAAGAAGAAGCCTCCGCCTCGGCTCGCGCCTGCTCTAAAGCTGCATTATTTTGAGCAACAATTTGATCTGTTCTGTTTGAAGTATCAAACGCATTCAAAAGGTCTTCGTAAAGCTTGGTGCCATAAGATTCTGGCCCTTGGGCTATGACATCAGCCCTTAACTGCTCTAATGCTGGGTCATCATAAGGGGTTCTTGCGGCTTCAGCTTCAGCGGCGGCTTGCTCTGCCGCAATACGATCAGCTTCAGCTTGCTCTGCGGCTATTCTATCTGCCTCAGCTTGTGCTGCGGCAGCTTGTTCAGCCGCTACCCTGTCTGCTTCAGATTGTGCAAAAGCCTGAGCAGCAGCTTGCTCTTCAGCAATCCTTCCTTGCGTAAATATGTTTGCGGCTTCTGTTGGATCAAATGTTTGAAACGCCTGACCAGTAAAAGGATTTGTTCCCGGCATCGGCGGGGTTGCAGGGCTAGAGCCTCCAAGGCCAAACGATGTCCCAAACTGGGACATGGATGTTGGGTCGGCTCTTCCCGGCGTTAACGTCGCCACCGCTTGCTGAGGGGTCAATGTTGCGCTTGGTTGGGGGGCGCCCATAGGGTTAGCGCCACCCAGTAAAGCTGCTATACCAGAAGGAACCCCATAGTTAGGGTTTCTAGATAGCGTAGGTTGACCTTGCATTTGCCCGTACCCCACAGGGACAGGGGCTTGAGTAAACGATCCGCTAAGCGTAGGAGAGGGTGCAAACCCAAGTTGAGGCGCTTGAGAAGTGGTATTAAACAATGCCATTACTAATACTCTCCAGTTCTAATCATTTCAGTAACTTCTACCGCCCTGCTACCAACCTGCTCACTCCACTTAGAATCCATGAACTCATCAGCCGCTATGTCAAACTGCTCACGGGACATCGCCTCTAAAGCCTTCACAAAACCACGCAGTCGCGTAAGACCAAGATTAAAGCAAATATCAATCATCGCGTCTTTTCGTGCCTCGTTAAGAGCAGCAAACCAAAAGTAAGTGTCCTCAAGTTCATCACGCACACGCCTTATGTCATTGGCTAGTAAATACTCAATTTCATCATCAGAAAGTCCAAGCCCACCGTTTTCGTCTATGTTGCGCCCAACGCCTACAGTGATCATATTTTCTGAACACTTATATGCATGACTACGCACACCTTCATGGCGCTTCAACATTCCTATTAACTGGATACCCATTACCTCTCCCGGCTTACGCCCTGTACCTTTTCGTATGATCTCATCGCGCCTAAGCCCAACATTCCCATCATAACGGGTACAAGTAGCGTGGTGTCTATCTCTGGCACCTCTACCCAGATGCCCAGTATGTTTGAAAGGATCGTGTTGTAAAAAAGCCCCAACGCGCACACCCACCCGATACAAGGTCGCCACCCAGCCACAAACAAAGACTTGGAGGCAGCCTCTACCTTGTTTACTTCTAGCTGGCCTTTGGCAAGCTCTTGGGCATGACGCTCTGCAAGGGTACTCAACTCAAAGGCAATACGATTCTTTTCGTCTTTGTCTTCAATTACCTTATCTAGTAGCTGAGTTGCTGGGCCTATGAGTGATCCGAGTATCCCCATTACGCCCACCCGCTATATCGGGCAAAACACTTGCCGCAAAGTAGTTTTACTTTTAGGTGTACAAAATCCATCACTGCTCCCGGCTTTTTGCAACCAGCACAGCGCAATGTAACTCGCCTTTCATCGCTCATCGCCCTTTTGCCATGTACGCTGTAGCACCAAAGTATAGCCCCACAATAGATGCCTGACTGAGAAACAACATATCGCTCAAAGACGCCAAAGTGGACAAGCGAGACTCAGGTATGAAGGGCAGAAGTGGTAGTAAAGCGAAAACCACCATACTACTAAGACTAACCCAAGCCATTCTTCGTTGACTGTCTGCTTTTTCTTCACGCAGTTCAATCTCAACAAGCTCTTGATTTCGTGCCAATTCTTCATCGCTCACGACCCCGTCTCCATCTAGGTCGTACTGAGCATACCGCGATTTAGGCTCTAATTTCTTCGGACTCATCAACCTTCATCCTTTCTAGCCGGATCACGGAAAAGTATCTTGGTGCCTGCTTCTGAGGTAGGTATCTCCCGCACACGGCAGTAAGTTTTGAAGTAGCTGTTGTTACTCAGTAACTCGTTAATAGCACCAACAGACTGCGCGTTAAGCGCCTTGGAATACTCCAAACACGACGTTAATTCTCGGAAGTACAACTCCTCACCCGTGGGTTGCCCACGCTCAAGAACAATCAAAACAAAAATCATCATCGTCATGCGCGTATGTCCAGTTGAAACTGGTCTTGAACCTTTACAATGGTGGAAAGAACTTGACCGTTTTTATAGTAGTAATACGTCTCGCTGTATTGTGTTAACGCTTCTACTTTATTAGTGCGAGTACGGCTAATCTGATCTAAACGCAGCAGCCTGTGTATCTTGTCCTTGACCACCACCTCTGATGGTGCGTTGACGCTGTTCGGAAATACTGGCGGGACATCCATCACAGCCTCCGCTTTTTCTGTACAGCCTGAGCACGCACAGCTTTTGGCTTAACAAGTTCCCAAGTAAGAAGTTCTACATCAAGCTGATGAGCTGTGCCTAAAACACGCGGCATCGTGTTCTGTATATAGATCTGAGCGCCATATCCACACTGGCGGTGGTTGTATCGTAACCATGCCAGCGCAAGGCAATGACGGTATGCAGGAGGATCGACTAGCTCTAACATTCGCCACTCCCGTAAATCGCAAAACAGATTCGGGTTGGCGGGGTCG